CACCAAACTCGGGGGTAGTCACCGTATTTGCAGGTAGCAACTCCACCGGACCCGGACTCATTGATGGCACAGGCACAGCCGCGCGCTTCTACAATCCGACTGGGCTTGCCGTCCTTCCAAATGGCCATATTATAGTAGCAGATCAAGGCAACCTCCGCATTCGTCTTATGACGTATCCGGGCGGCGTAGTTACAACTCTTGGAACTGCGAATGCAAATTACGTGGGCATTCTCTCAAATGGCAACATCGTCATAGGTGAGACATTCGGTCAAACAATACGGATACTTTCGTTTACATAGACTTAATCCATCACACTCTGTCGGTTGGGGCACGTAGAGCAGCCCTGTCTTGGGGTGGGTTCTGCCTTCCACATGTACATAAAAAAAACAACGCAGGCGAGAAGGAGAAGGCCGGGGATGACCATTTACTCCTTCATCAGAATAGCTTCCGCACACTCGGAACACATGAATGAATCTGCTGCTTCGTACACCGCCTTGTACATGAAGTACTTGTAGTCTAGGGTCTTGCAGAAGACACACTCGTGCTTCTCCTTTTCAATCTTGAAGATCTTGCAGGTGTAGCGCATTCCGTGATAACACTCTGGACACACAGATTCGTCGCACATGCGACATCCGTATGTCTTGGTAACTCCGTAGGACGCGTGGGTGACGAGCTGCGTATCGCAAATGGGGCAGAGAGAGGTTGCCATTGTATCGCAGTCGGGTTGGTTCCGATGTATGAAATCCATTTTACTGAGTGTAAAAAGATTTTTTTGTTTTTTGGCTGGTCCTTGCTTCACTCAAGCGCCTCCAGCCACGGGGCCTGCTCCTCCGCCGAGACAGCCAGCTCCGTTAGGAACGCACGCGCCTGTGCGACCTTCTCTGCTCCGGAAAGGTCCGCCTTTCCCGCGAGTTCCGCCATCTTAGCCTGGATGGACTCACCAACGGACATGCGCGGCTGGAATGCCTCGTCAAACCCAACCATCACATTGACCAGCCGGGAAATGTGCCCCTCGCAGCACATTCCAACGGACTCGCTCGCTTCCTCCCAAAGCCGCACCTTGAGTTCCGCGCGTTGCTCTTGGGGCTGTTGCTCAATGAGAGCCCACAAACCCTCAAGAACCCGTGCGTACAGCCGATCTCCCACGCGGCGGCACGTGGGTTGATTGTACCAGTACTCTACGTCATTCGCCACATGCAGAACGCGCGTGAGACCCGCACTCCCGCGCATGGCAAAGCACCGAAGAACCCGCAGTCCCACTTGCCGCCCGTCTGTCTTCATGGCCAGCAGCCTCGCCTCGCCCTCCGAGGTCTGCTTTGTCACATACGCAGTGTGGACATTCTGCTGGTCCTGTGCGAGCCGCCGCAGAGGTGCGGGTGCCTGAGGTGGGGGTGCCTGAGGCGCGGGTGGAGGCTGTTCAAGCAGTGCGGCACGCTGAGCTTCCGCGTCGGCAAGGCGCTCAGCCTGTGCCTGCGCCCGCAGAGCTTCACGGTGCCGCTGCTCCCGATCCCGAGCGGCCACGAGCCTATGGCCTATAGCCTCGCGGCGGCCTACATGGAACGGACACAGCCGATCCCCTGCAGCCACCTCTGAGGGGCACCAGCTTGGAACGCCCCCAACGGCCGAGCTGAACTCGCACCGTCCCACGACATGCTGCGGAAGGCGTGCCTCGATGGGAGCATGAACTCCGCAGCAAGCGCGCTCTTCGGCCGGCACGCCAAACCGCCTGTGGATCCTTGATTGGCAGGGCTGAAGATCTCCCGTCTTGATGAAATTGCAGATGATGTCGAAGGGCATTGTTGAATGTTGAGGGTTGATGTTGAGTGTTGAGGGCAGGGACAAGGTCCGTTTTTCTTGGCCAAACCAAATCCGTTTTGGACGTCCGTTGAAGTGACTTTAGAGTCTCGTGCATCTCAAGAGGAATGGGCATCCCGTATTACGTTGCGTCTCTACTGCGGACACACAAGCATATTCAGAAGGACACGGGCACGGTCCCTCTAGAGTGCGATGCGCTCGGCCTTGACTTCAATGCGTTCATTCACACCTACCTGAAACCCGAGAATCCGATTGGCAGCGTGGTGGTGGCCTTGCGGAACTTTCTGCGGGATGTGGCGCACGGAAAGAAGGTGTTGATTGCGTTTGATGGACTGGTACCGTATGCGAAGATTGTGCAGCAACGGTTCCGTCGCATGCGAATCCCTGAGCCTGCGCTGTTTGACAAGAACCAAATCTCACCGGGAACTGAGTTCATGATGGAGTTGGAGGACACGCTGCGGTTCTGCTTTCCGGACTGTATCCTTTCGGGAACAGATGAGCCGGGTGAAGGTGAGCACAAGATCTTTACCTGGCTACGCACACTCCGACCTGAAGAACGCACGAGTATTCTCATCTACGGCATGGACGCCGACTTGGTGCTGATTTCTGTGGCACAATCCGACTTGGGCCCTATCAAACTACTCCGCGAGAACAAGGACTCGGGCTATTCTACCTTTGACATTGCCGCTCTTTGCAAAGTGCTGCCCATGAAGCCCGATGATTGGGTCGATATGTGCGTCATGTGCTTTGGAAACGACTTTATGCCGACAATCGCCATGTTCTCTCTGCGAGAGGACGGATACGGACGGGCGGTTCACTACATGACAAAGCAAACCTTGGAGGCTGCGGCAGATGACGAGCTGAAAGTATTGGCAAAACGCGCAAAGGAGACGGATCGGCACATTGTCTCTCGCGACGGTCATGCGATTGAAAGCCGTATGGCGATCCATCTCATGGACGGTGTGGTGGATTGGAACAAGGTTGTGTATGCGTTTCAAAAGACGCTGGCGTGGACATTGCACTATTTCAAGACCTCGGAGGTGTTGGACTGGTGTTGGACATACCCATATGCAGAAGCGCCGTTGTTGGCCGCGATTGTGGAAAACCCCCGAATCACCACCTTTACCTGGGATCATCCATCTCCGCCGTTTGGTATTCGAGAGCAGCTGGACTTTATTCTGCCTGGTCGGGGGACGTTTCCGGATGAATTCTATGAAGAAGGACGCGATTCTCGGCATCCGTGGATGAAGGCCTACGCATGGGAAACCGATCCGTTCATCTCTTTGCCATGGAACCCTATGCAACAGCCAACGCGCGTTCACACTCACCTTCTTACCTGAAACCGACCATTGACAAGACCCATGCGTGGAGCCGCACGTGTGTCGAACCGGATAGGAGGCGGCTGTTCGGCTCCGGGAAGTACGGCTTCTAGAGCCGGTCCAATGGGAAGCACATTGGCTTCGGGAATAGACACCTCAAAGTTGTTTTCGTGGCGCTGAACATAGTCTATCTCAATTTTTGACATTTCATTGATCTTTTTGAGAGCTGCGAACCCCGACGCATCTTGCATTGTCCTCCAAAAGCGCCGAATATGATTGAGGTAAGCCCCACGGTACTCACGTGCAGAGCGGGTTTTCACATTGGTACGAAGCTGTTCAAAACAATCAGCAACACTTGTGTACACGGGCTTGTTTAGTTTGCGATTGACAGTATTGTGAAGCCGAAACACAGCAAGCATAAAGTCTGTGCGCGAATTCAACATCTCCGAATGCAGTCGTCGGTATCCGCTCAGCGACTGTCCAAAATGATCTCTGCAACTCGGGCACGTAATCGTAGACTGAAACATATCAAGCCACGTATAGATCAGAGTGCGTTCTGCTGGAAGAGGCGAATCTGGATAACACGAGGACACGGAGTGCAAGGCCATCCAGCCAAGGGGTCCCCAAATGGACGTCATTACTTTACTTGGGGACAATCATTCCTGCTTCCATGCCGCCTTCAAGGATCTCACGTGCAATGTGAGCCGGCGTCTTTGGACTGATGTTGATGTTGGACTTTTTCAGGGATGCGCGGACAACATTGTCGTTCATATCGCTCACGGTCTTCTTGATTGTTCTCCGACGAACTTCAGCTCCCTTTTTTGTCAGAATTCTCAGGGTCCCCTTGCGAACCGGCGGAGGTCGCGCAGGGTCCTTGACGGGTACAATTTCATTGCTGCCTCCGCGGGTTCGGGTTCCCTTCATCACACCACGGGGAAACGTTCGCATTGACTTATGCCGAGTCACTGGACGCCTTGCTTCCGGTTCCGTGTGCCCTACTTTCTGAATTTTGACGCCGGACATCGCTTATTCAAAACGGATGAGTTTATTTACAGGGAAGACACCACCAATAGATACCATGACGTCGCTTCCTTCGGTCGCTCCTCATTCGCCCCCCACCACCCCCAACATCAACGAATGGACTGCAGTTCGCGCCTACTTCAGCAATGGAGTCCGCCGTATGGTAGATCACCAGCTGGATTCCTACGAGGACTTTGTTCGCCACAAGATTCCCCTGATCATGCAGTCTACGCCGCCCATCACGGTATGGCATGAGCAGGATGAGGCGATCAAGAAGTACAAGTATGAGTTCAAGCTGTCCTTTGAGAATGTATCGTATATCAAGCCGCGTATTCAGGAGGCCACTGGGCGTGTGAAGCCGATGTTGCCCATGGAGGCACGCATTCGCAACTTCACCTACGCCGCACAAATGTATGTGGACATTCGGTTTCTTGTGCGGACATACAAGGGACCGTTGCTGGACACCTACGATGAAGAGTCGCATGTGTTTGAGGGCATCTCGCTGGGGAAGCTGCCCGTGATGCTAGGCTCTAGCTTGTGCCTGCTGAAGGATTACCCTATGAGCCTGGCAGAGTATGGAGAGTGTGCCCACGATCCCCTGGGATATTTCATTATTCATGGGTCAGAGCGCACGATTCTGTGCCAGGAAAAGGTGGCAGACAATCGGATCATGATCTTTCAGAACAAGAAGTCGGCATCGAAGCACACACATTCGGTCGAGATCAAGTCTCTTCACGAGTCCTTCACGATGCCTCCGAAGAAGCTGGAGATCAGGTTGAGCTCCAAGTTCAACGGATTTGGCAATCCACTCACGGCGTGCGTGCCTCGTTTCCGAGAGGATATTCCGGTTGTGGTGTACTTTCGTGCTCTGGGCGTTCTGACGGATCGCGCCATCACAAACATCGTGTGGGGAAACGAGACGGATCTTCACGCGGAGCTGTTGGCGGCTTCGTTCCGTGACGCAGCCGAGCTTCGGGTGTTCACGCAGCAGGAAGCCGTTCAGTATCTCACGAACCACCTCCAGTATGGAACCAACCAGGAGGACAAGTGTGCATATGTTCGGCAGCTTCTGAACTCGGAGCTTCTTCCTCACGTGCGATTTGCCGAGGAGCTGACAACCACGCCTGTTCACAATGCTCGCAAGGCCATGCTGATGGGCTCCATGATTCGCAGGCTTCTGCTGACATATTGTAAGCAGATTCCGCTGGATGATCGTGATGCCTACCCGAACAAGCGTGTGGTGACGACGGGTGCCCTGCTGACCCATCTGTTTCGCCAGCTCTTTCAGAAGGTATGCAACGATACTCGCAATGAGTTTGTGCAAGAGGTCAACAATGACTCGTGGAAGCGCGGTGAGGGTGGTCCGCGTCCGATGGATGTTCTCAATGGCAACAATCTCTACAAGATTCTGAAGGTCTCGGCGATTGAAGGCAAGCTGAAGCAGGCATTGGCAACGGGCAACTTTGCGGTGCAGGGTCTTGGCTCAGCTGCGGCCATGTCCAATGCCACAAAGGTGGGTGTCTCGCAGGTGCTTGCTCGCATGTCGTATGCCGCGACCTTGAGCCACCTTCGTCGCATTCAGACGCCCGTGGAAAAGTCAGGGAAGCTCTTGGCACCTCGTAAGCTTCATGGTACCTCGTGGGGATTTATGTGTCCTGTGGAAACACCCGAGGGTCATTCTGTGGGTATTGTGAAGAACATGAGCTTGCTGACCTCAATCTCGCAGCACACACCGTCGACTACGGTGATCCATTATCTGCGGGAGATGACCGATATTCAGTGGATCACCAAGCCTCAAGTCTACGAGGGTACATCCATTACCGTGAACGGTGTGATTGTTGGGTATACGAAGGACCCCCACACTCTAGTTGTCCGCCTGCGGGCCGCAAAGCAGAGTCGCCGGTTGCATCCGCATATTTCGGTGGCCTGGTATACGCTGATGAATAGCATCTCAGTGGAGACGGACGGTGGTCGCTGTGTCCGTCCTGTGTTCCGGACCGGCATGACGCCTCCGCAGGACACGTCTAGCTGGAATGAGTGGTGCAAGTCATCTATCGACTATGTTGATTCGTCGGAGACGGAGACACTGCGGATTGCTATGAATCACGCCGAGATGACACCTGCCCACACGCACTACGAGATTCACCCGTCTCTGATTGTGGGCCACATGGCGTCTACGATTCCCCTGTCGGATCACAATCAGTCGCCTCGTAACACCTACCAGTCCGCCATGGGCAAGCAGGCAATGTGCGTCTACGCTGGCAACTTTGCTAAGCGCCTGGACAAGAATGCCTATGTCCTTTGTTCCATCGCTCGTCCGATTGTGGAGACGCGAGCCATGAACATTCTGAAGATGCATGAGATGCCGTTTGGTATGAATGCAATTGTGGCGATTGCCTGCTACGGCGGATACAATCAGGAGGACTCGGTGATTCTGAACAAGTCTGCAGTCCAGCGCGGGTTCTTCCGCGGTCTGTATTACGGAATGTACAAGGATGAGGAGCACCGGAACGTGACCTCGGGTCGGGAGGAGAAGTTTATGAAGCCGCAGAAGCACAATACCCGCAAGTACAAGAACACCTCCTACGCGGCCGTGTCGGACAATGGGCTCCCGATCATCAACTCGGTGATCAATGAGAACGATGTCATCATTGGCAAAGTGGTGAACTTGCGGAATGATGCTGCTGGCTACGCGTTCCGGGATGCGTCCACTACCCACAAGAACTCTGAAAAGTGCCGTATTGATGGCGTGTGGCAGGACAAGAACTCCGATGGCTACCCGTTTATTAAGGTGCGCACGGTGTCGGAGCGTATTCCGCAGATTGGAGACAAGGTGTCCTCTCGTCACGGACAGAAGGGTACGATTGGTATGCTGATGGAGGAAGAGGATATGCCCTTCACGTCCACGGGGTTGCGTCCGGACATCATCATGAACCCTCACGCTGTGCCGTCTCGCATGACGATTGCTCAGTTGATGGAGAACATCTTCGGCAAGATCGGTGTGCGCAAGGGAACACTGGGCGATGGCACGCCGTATTCTCACCTCAAGGTGGAGGATCTGAAGAAGCACATGGTGGACATGGGCATGCACCCCTACGGTAACGAGATCCTGTACAACGGTCAGACGGGCGAGATGATGCAGGCCGAGATCTTCATGGGCCCCACCTTCTACCAGCGTCTCAAGCACATGGTCATTGACAAGAAGCATTCCCGTGCCCGGGGTCCGATTGTGAGTCTGACTCGGCAGCCGTGCGAGGGCAGGTCCCGTGATGGTGGTCTGCGTGTGGGTGAGATGGAACGTGATTGTATGCTGTCACACGGCATCTCGGTGTTTACCAAGGAGCGTCTGATGGATGTCTCCGACCCGTTCAAGACGGGCCTTTGCAAGAGCTGCGGAACGTTGGCGGTGGTCAATCCCGTGGAGGGAATCTACTCGTGCGGTGCGTGTGGCAACAAGACGGACTTTGTGATGAAGACCATCCCTTACGCGATGAAGTTGTGGATGCAGGAGCTCGAGGCCATGCATATCACCCCGAAACTGATCTTAGAGTAGAACGACGGCGCCGTCTTCCACCTAGTATGCTCATGCCTGCATTAAGATCTGTACACCACACTCGGTATCCGAGATCCTGGCAATTGTTATTTGAATATGCATCATATTTGCTAAACAGACGCTTAGGGGCGCCACTGGTTTCCTGCCAGTAATCACTGTTAAACGCATCGCACGAATGGTCTTGAAATCGCTGAAGATACTCGTCCATGATCAATGTCATTTGTGCCTTGTCTCGGCGGGCACATGCTGTACGGAACTCATTGTCTGTACGGATTGTATCCATGATCCATCGTATCTGGAGGTTTGCTTGTCTATCTTCTGTTGCCGTCCACACGAGTCCGGACCACATGGATTGCTTTGCTTTTTCATCACGTACGAACTGTCGCAAAAGTGTACCTGAGTTGGTCATACACATCGATCCATTTGGATTATCAATAATATACTTCAGAAGTACGGGCCGAATCAGAGAAGTAAGTCGCTTAAACCAAAAGCTCACACCAGCCTTGCATTTTGCGAATGCTGCGGCATCATTGCCTCCTTTTTGCCGCCGAGTTGCTCGGCGCCCCATTGTATATTATCTGATATTTTTAACGCTTACGCCGGGTCTTGTTCACGCTCGCAGTACATCATAGATTCCTGCTTGCTTCAAAAACAATCCAAACGCAGCGACGGCGCTTGACCAGCTCGTATAGTAGCACCAAATGGATGCGCCCGAATCCGTGCTTTGTCCATAGAAGAACCCGATAGCTGGAAGAAGAGTAAAGACCGCAAGGAAGAGAAGACTACGGTTCCAGAGAAAGAGAAGAGGAGCGAAGATGATGAATGCCCAGTAGTAATATCCAAAGGTTATTTCGGCGAGAGACGCGACACTCCAGTCCAACCTACGACTCCAGTTCAGATGCCCTTCCTTTGTAACGACAGTGCACATCTTGTCGGCATTGTAGAAATGCATCGCATAGACAGTTGCAGCTGAAACCGCTAGGGATCCGAGGGCATATGGCTTGAGCACGCTTGCAGGATAGACGAAAAAGGCGCCAAGCATGGCAGACACACCTTGAAAAAACAGTGCAAGTGGAACAACCGCTGCAGTTAAGAGTTTGTTCGTGTCCGTGCATTGTTCGCGCGGGTTCTCCGACCACAGGAGGAATTCTGCAAACTGCATCGCACACCACCCAAACAACGCCGCGCCTAGCCATTGAAAGTGGGGTATTCCTGAACTCAACAAGTACACGATGGCAACAAACGACACCACAGAGGTGTACAAACTTGACTCCTTGCTGTAGCACATTGTAAACCAATCACATTAACTTTCCTGATGAGTAGGGTCCTCTTGAGGAACCATATCTGCTAGATTCTCAGAGGAGGGCGCTTTCGCCATCCCCCCTCGCTTTCTCACGAGGCACCCATAAACCCCAAAGACGCCGACAAGGAAAAACCCAACAAGAAGTCCAATAGACACAGGCTCCATTTTTTTTACTTCTCGCGTTCATCCTGAAAGTTTGTCTCACCCTTAAAACAAAATGCCGTCCACCATGTCCCCTGCCCCCGTTAGCAGCATGCCCGGTGGTCGCCGCCGCACCCGCAAGGGCCCGTCCGCCAAGGCCCTCAAGCGCGTCCTCAAGTCGCACGGCCTCAAGTCGAGCGGTCGCAAGGCGACGCTCCGTGCCCGCGCCAAGAAGGCTCACCTCCTCTCCAAGGCGTAAAATCTCTGTTCTATACAATGCGTAGATACAGTCGGAAAGGACGTGGAGGCGACTTGCCCCCCAACACGGACGCCCAGACCCTCGAGAACCAGAAGAAGAAGCTGAACCCTATCCCTGCCGGCACAGGTGAACCTAAACGGGATGTATTTGGGAAAAAAGTGGGAGGTCCGCAGGGTGGCCGCACTCGCCGCCGCCATCGCCGTAGCCGCAGATCCAAGACATACTAAACAACTTAGAAACACCCCAACCTCCAACGCAACACCGTTGGACATTGGCGCGTCGCCCTCGCCGGCAAAAATAATATTGCGCTCTATCAAACAATCAATATGGGTGGTGGTCTTCTTCAGCTCGTCAGCTATGGTGCGCAGGATATCTACATCTCGGGCTCCCCCCAGATCACGTTCTGGAAGGTCCTGTACAAGCGTCATACCAACTTCGCGATGGAGTCCATTGAGGTGACGTTCAACGGCCAGGCCGACTTCAACAAGCGCGTGACGGCCGTCATCAACCGTAACGCGGACCTGATGTACCGCACCTACCTCCAGGTGGTTCTCCCGGCGGTGGACTTTGCGTCGGTCACCCAGCTGAACCGCTTCCGCTGGCTCAACTTCATCGGCCACCGCCTCGTCAAGACGGTGGAGCTCGAGATTGGCGGCCAGCGCATCGACCGCCAGTATGGCGACTGGATGCAGATCTGGACGCAGCTGTCCCAGGACCAGGGCACGATCGAGGCGCTCAACGACATGATCGGCAACACGCACGACCTTGTGCTGATGAAGGACCGTCGCGGCTATGCGCTGGATGCCTCGTGCGCTGGCTCTGAGCTGACGAACACGTGCGCCCCCCGCGCCGGCACCCCGGCCCGCACGCTGTACATCCCGCTCCAGTTCTGGTTCTGCCGCAACCCCGGCCTGGCCATCCCGCTGATCGCGCTCCAGTACCACGAGGTGCGCATCAACGTGGAGTTCGAGCAGTGGATCAACTGCACGTACTACGAGCTGCTGACCGCGACGCCCCCGCCGGTCAGCATCCAGTCGCTCACGGCCGCCTCGCTGTACATCGACTACATCTACCTGGACACGGAGGAGCGTCGCCGCTTTGCCCAGCAGACGCACGAGTACCTGATTGAGCAGCTCCAGTTCACGGGTGCCGAGGCGATCACGTCGAGCTCGAACAAGATCCAGCTCAACTTCAACCACCCGGTCAAGGAGCTCGTGTGGGTCGTCCAGCGCGACTCGTTCGTCGACTGCACGCCTAACCAGGTGTTCATCGCGGAGGTCAACGGCTGCCAGCCGTTCAACTACACGGATGACTTCTCCACGGAGGGCATCGTGATGGACGTCCTGGCCCGCGGCTCGCTGGCGACGGGCGGCACGTCGAGCGCGGTTCCCACTGCGCTCGGCGACGGTCCTTCGGGCCCTTACTTCGTTGCCGGTCTTGGTGCCCCGGGTGTTGGCCCGTCGCTCAACGGCGCGTCGTGGCTCGACACCAACAGCGGCCCGGGCGGCAACGACCAGGGCATCGTGTTCGAGGACACGACCAACTACCTCCTCGCGAAGGTCATCCTCCAGTCGGGTGTTCGCTGCGAGGGCAAGAACCCGGTGGAGGTTGCCAAGCTGCAGCTCAACGGCCAGGACCGCTTCACGGAGCGCGAGGGCCGCTACTTCTCCCGCGTGCAGCCGTTCCAGCACCACAGCCGCACCCCGGCCCAGGGCATCAACGTGTACTCGTTTGCCCTGAAGCCGGAGGAGCTCCAGCCGTCGGGCACCTGCAACTTCTCGCGCATCGACAGGGCCACCCTCCAGCTGACGGTGTCCG